CGTCAATACAAAACTCCAAATATCCATCAAGACGAAACGGCTCATGTATGTCGCCAATAATAAGGATTCTGCGTTCATCACGTGTAAGGTTTTCAAATGCTTTTCTGCGTTGTCCGCTTAGTCTTGGCCTGATTTCTGACATATAGTTTTAATTGTATTAAATAATGCACCAACAAGTGACTCTTGGTATTGCAGGTTTATCATTCGACTATAATCATAGTATAGGTCAACACTTCCTGCATATATAACAAAAGACGGACATTTTGGTTTCTTTAAAATAGAGTGTTCGTGTTCCAAATCATAGCAAACTTTGTCCACAGGCATTTGCCATCCTTCCATATTAATAGACATCTCTTCGTACAGCAATTCCCCTATCTCCTCGCTACGTTCTCGGATGTTTCCTAAGATGCGAATACCAGAACGTTCGTGTGTGCCGGTGTATATTGATACACAAAAAGCGTTGTTATTTTTTGCAGCCTGTTTAATTCTATTGACGCGCGTTTGCTCTGAAATGTTAGTGTGTTCAGTGCAAATATTGACGTATGGTATATGTTCGTAATCTAATTCCCTTTGTAAATCATTGCATATCCAACGACTAAAATTCCCACCGTTAAGGATACCACATCTAAATTGAGGTGATTGTTTGCCAATGTACTGACCTGCAATAGTGCCTCCGCCTTCATTGTTTAGTATTACCATTTAGATAACTTTTGATTGCAGACAAGAGGCCTGTGCCGGTATAGCGTTGTATATTTTCAAACACGCTTAACATTTCAGTTGATGCAATTACACTGCTAACAGCAAAAGATACTATCATTTTTCCTTCAGGTATATATATTAAATCAAAGGCGTGTGCTAAAAGTATAGCAATAAAATACGCAATAGTTTTGTCAATAGTCTTACGCACACCACGACTGATAAATTTCATTCGTGATGCTTTGTAGCCAGTGTATAAATCAGCAATAACTAACGCAACAGTGAACACAAGATGCCAGGCAATAGGCAGTAAGAACCATCCTATCGCTGTAAGTATTGTTGAAAGTATGCTTTTATGTATCACTCTTTTTTGCACGTCTGCGAAGTTTACGCTCTGCTCTTAATTGCCTTCTCTTGATTCGAGTTGCACGCAATTTAGCACGTGCTTCTTTTGCAGGTCGCTTAATCTCTAAGCGTGTGGCCTGGTTGTCTGCTATTGTTGGCAAAGCTTGACCAAATCCTGCAAGGAACTCAATAAGCGAGGCAAGAAACTTACTTAGCACTCTTCTTGTCCTCCTCCTCTTTCTCTACAAATAGACGCTCTTCGATTGCATCAGGCAACAACTCAAGTATGCGCTCAAGTATTTCATCGTCTTTTTTAGACTTCGTTAATGGTGCAATGTATCGGTCGTAAAATACGACAGCACCTAATAAGATGGAGGCAATTTGCCATCCCCAAGTTTGGATAAATTCTATTATTGAACTCATACTACAAATATTGAATTGGTTATAAAATCGGAATCATTCTGTTCGGCCCATCCATACGTGTTTGCATTATCACGTAGGTAGTCAATTAATCGTTGACGTAGTTGTTGAACTAACGTCTCATTTTGTTTGTGTGCAACCATACGAGCCTCATCGGTTGCAGTTGCGTTTGGTGTGTTTGGATACGCTGCACCTACATTGCTGATGCGTGGGCTGTTATTAGCCAATACAAGCGATTTAACGCCATAAGCAAGTAAAGGCTTGACGTAGGTATCTCTTAGCGTTATCTCGTCAGCAGAGGGACTCCCACCGCTTACAGAGGCATATAACGTATCGCCCAGAATAGGCTTAATTGTATTGTCCTCAATCAAGTCAATGAATCGTGCCTTGATATCGGCAGAGTCAAAATTCACGTAAAACGCTTCTGTCACTATATCACTCGCTGTCATCAACGCCATAGCCTAACTCTTTTTGTATTTCAGATAATGGAACTGCCTCGTCTATCTTTGCTTGGCTTACGTAGTCAAGTGCTGTGAACATTGGCTTGTTCTCAAACATAATTGGAGATTGCTCTGCAAGTTCGTAGTACTCCGTGCCTTCTAAGGTATGTAGATAGGTGTGCAGTATCTTCTCTTGTAATGGCTCAATCTCGTATTGCATTACTCGCCTATGGTGATTCTCTACTTCACGCACGTTACCAAGTTTGCCTGCTTCTTCAACGCCCATAAGTGACGGATGCCATCCTGCTGCCATAATTATGTTACGCTCACAAGTACGGCCTAAGTCCTTAAATGCTCCGTCAGTAGGTAAGTTGTATTGTACAAGTGAAAGCTTACCATCGCCTCCAGAGATGTTTACAGGAGTACTTGGCCCAAAGGCTGACTCTCCTTTTAACTGCTCACGGATACGGTCACGAATTTCTTTGGCTGTATCGTCATCAGGTGTAAATGGCATCTCTACGTTTAGGATACCACTTAGATGGATAGAATTTTGGAGATGGGTATAGTTAAACCTCGGCAAAAGTGATTCTAAGATTGAATCATAGAAAGCACCAGTCCAGTTCGCTCGGCCATACATCTGTTTTCCTGGCTCGTAATCGTCAATACGATGTACGCAAACCTTCTTAAACACTCGGTCTTGCTCATCGTAAAAATCCTCATAGCCATACCCTGATAAAGGTAGCCTATAAGGTCGGTATTCATTGCGTGAATAATGTGCCCAATTCTTAGATACCCATACGCCAGTTGGCTCAAGGTATTCGTCAACATCGGACGAGAAACGTACTTGACTTGCATCTAAGTGCATTGCAAAACTACGTTCTTTTATTGGTGTGTTACCTGCGTACTCTATGTATCGGACTTCCTTAATAAAGGCTTCTCCGTGTAGTTGTACGTCTAAAGCAACACGGTAGATAAGTTGTCTAAGGTCGTAGTGAGTCTTAGGACTCGTAAACTTATCAATCTTTTTCTGCAGGCTTTCGTTCTCCGTCTTGAGGTCCGAGGCTACTAGGTTGCTCTTCTGCGTTAGGACTGCTCTTAGCGTTTTGCTGTTCTGGTATGCTTCCGCTATCCTCTGTGGGAACAGACCTGCGTTTCCGTCCTCTCCCCACTTTATCCACTTTGTTCCCCTGTACCCTACTATCTCCGACCCCATTGTCGGCTTTTCGTGACTTGCGTCCAGAAGGTTTAGTATCTGAAAGGCATTCAAAGAATTTAGGGTATTTTTTGCAGGTTTCTTCATTGTAAGGGTTTGAGCCATCTATGGGAAATACAAGGGTTAGCCTGCCTCCAATTAAGGAGACAGACTTACCTCTGTATTGTGGTTTTACCTTGCAGTTGCAAGACATATTATTCAGTTGGAGTTAACAACTCTGCAATCATTTCGGCTTGGTCAGTAGTTGAACCACTACCAGTCGTTAATGATGTTAAAACAAATGGAGGCTGCTCTTGCATTCCCATTATGTTTAATTCAAAAGTGTTAGCATCTGTACGTGCAGAACCAGAACCACCATTCAATGAGTTAAACTCAAGTGTTCCATTTTCACTTTGGTCAGCACCTAATACACGAAGTAAGGTAGTTGAACCAAACTCTTGAACAACTGCAACCAATTCACAAGTGTCACGTAATTGCTCTAAAGAGTAAAGTTGTGCAGATGTAGGTGCAGGAACGTTCATAAAGATATTGACGGTTGTGACGTCTACTCCGTTGTCCTGACGCTCTGTGTTAGACTCGTAACGTGCTTCACCTTTCTTGAAAGTGAATTCTACAAAGCCTTCACCTGCTCCAGTTGCAGCAAAGTCGATGTCAGTTACAGCGTGGTTAGATGCAGCTACGTCAAACGTTATGCTTGAAATTTTTGCCAGGTCACAGATAAGCAGACGCTTTACGCCTCCTGCTACTCTGTTACACTTGTCTACTGTTAAACTTGATAATGCCATTTTTCTATGCTATTTTATAGGGTTAAAAAAAATTAGCTTAGAAGTGTGATGCTCTTACCGTCAGAGATATTAACATCAAAACAAAAATCTAATCTATATCTTATAGTACGTGATGCATTGACAGATGCTTGGTCTGCAATCAATACACTATTAAGGTCACTCAACAATGGAGTAGCAAAGTGTAGGTTAGCAACACGAGAAACAACAACTGCGTTAGGACGCATCTCTGGAATCTCATACACAGGGTATCCCAAGTATGAAAGTTGGTAATCAGCAGAATATACTGATGGAGAATATGCAGCTTCGGCTTGTGCTATTTTGTAAGCAGCAGCAATACGAGAAGGTACATAAATTGCAGTATCTGGAGCAAGGCGGATAGAATCAGCCATTCCAGAATAACAAGCCTCTAAAGCAGAAACAACGTTCTCCTTAGTAATACAAGTTACAGTTCCACTTGACCAAGTACCTGTGAAAGCACTTGTATCTAATTCAATTGTGAATGCGTTTGTCGATACAAGAGACTTGATAGCGTGAGATTTACCACTCAGACCTGACCAATCAGTTCCTGATGAACCAACAACGTTTTCAAAAGTAACGATATCTCCAACAGCAAAGTCTGCATTACTTGTTACAGTAATCTGAGCATCTGATGCCTTAGTAAATGCAGAAATATCTTGCTTGTAAGTACCTCCAACAGCAACGTCATTAACTGATGAATCAGCTAACATCTTGTCGATAAGACCTGTCACAGCGTTAGAACCACCTTGTGCTAATCCTTGAGATGCACCGAACTGCGTGATAGCAGCAGCAGAGCCACCCCAAATAGATGCCCCAACAAAAAGTGATGCCTTAGATGCAAAATGTTGGTTTAAGGCATCCTCTAAAGATGCAGGTGCAGCATAGTCTCCTGCTGCTCCTCGTGGTTGCTGAGATGCTAACCAAAAACTATCAAGATTCTTGTAGTCAATCTCTGCATTAATCATATACTTGCCAAGTGTGAACTTAATCTCATCAAGGCTTGCAGTAGATGAACTTGCAAACGTTCCATTAGCGTCATCAATAGAAACCGAAGAATCTACGAAGACTGCTGTTGCCTTGTCATCAACATTTGTATGCAAAGTAATGTATCCGTTTTCAATTGTTCGAGCACCTAAAACGGAAGATGCTATGACAACATCGCTAAAATATCCTGCGTATGTGTCAGTTGTTAAACTTATATTTGCCATTATTTCTTAAATTTTAGGGCGTTTTGAATTGCAACCTCTTTCCAATCTAGTTTAGTTGCTTTATTGTCAGGAGTGTGTACTTTCATAGCAGCACGCTCTTCTTTTAATTCTTCCATTTGAGCTTTGAGTTCAGTAACAGCAGCCAACAAGGTCTTAACCTCTGACTTGTACTTTTTCTTAGAAGCAGGAACTTCTTCCTCTTCTTCCTCTTCAGCCTCAAGCTCCTCTTCTTCCTCAGTCATTGCTGCTACTTCTTCCTCCTCTTCTTTGTACTCTTCTTCAGAAAGTACTTCTTCTTCTTCCTCTTCCATAGCTTCAGCAGCACGCTCTTCCAATACGCCTAATGCGATTAACATAGCGTGTCCCTCCATTGGGATAACTGCAACTTCAGGAGAAGCCATAAACTTCTCTTCGCCTTCGCCAAGTTTAACACATACCTCCTCAACTCCTTCTACATTGTCGGCAAGTGCCTTAACGAGTTCAAGTTTAGCAGATACATCTAAACCAAGTGCAAGGTCTTTGATTTCGTCAGACGTTAACGCCTCGACTATTTGACTTTTAGTCTTAAACATTGCTGTGATTTTTGTGATTAAAGATGAATGTAAACCGCCAACTTGTTCCTCACTATAATCTACTTTGTCGGCAAAGCCTAACTCTACTGCTTCCTCTGGTGTTAACCAGGTTTCAGCATCAAGCATTTCAATTAAGGATTCCTCAGGTTGACCTGTTTTAGTTTTATAACGCTGTACCATAATATCACGCACTTTATCAAGTACGTCAGCGGATTGTCGTAAGTCTTTGCTTTCGCCTGCTGCGACGGTGTGAGGATTGTGGACCATCATCATTGAGGCAGGTCGCATAACAACAACATCGGCAGCCATTGCAAAAAGACTTGCAGCACTTGCGGCTAATCCTTCTACGATTGCCGTTGTTGGGCCTTCGTGCATTTTGATTGCATTGTAAAGTGCAAAGCCTTCGAACACATCGCCACCAACTGAGTTGATTTTGATAGTCAAAGGTACACCTGTTTTATTTTCGATTGCATCAGCAATCTGTCTTGCGGAAACGTCCCAATTACCAACTTCTCCAGAAAGCACTACTTCCACGCCTTCGGCCTTGTTAGTTATCTGCGTAAGTGACGAGTCGCTGATTTTTGCTTTTACTGTATTTATTACTTCTTTCATACGCTTTTCGCCTAATGTGCCAACACACGCCCATTTAATTTGAGCAACAACGCCGGCAATGT